AAGAAGAAAAAGTAATGGGCAGGGCTAATCCTAAGAAATGGGAGAAGGCCAAAGCTGATGCTAAAGCTAAAATGGGTGGTAAGCACTCAGCTAGGGCTATGCAACTTGCTGCTAAACTCTATAAGGAGCGTGGTGGCAAGTATACAGGCTCTAAAACAACAGCTCAAAAGAGTATGACTAAGTGGACTAAACAGAAGTGGAGAACCAAGTCAGGTAAGCCTTCTGTAAGAGGCCCAAAGGCTACTGGTGAACGCTACTTACCTACTAAGGCTATCAATGCTATGTCACCTGCTAGGTATAAGGCTTCTAGTGCTAAGAAACGTGCTGCTACTAAAGCTGGTGAACAGTACTCTATGCAGCCTAAAAAGAGAAAGAAGAAGAATGGCTAATAAAGCAGAGATAGGTTTAGAGATTGCAGTTGCCGCAGCTAAAGCCTATAAGAAGTTTAAACTAGGTCAAAAGATTGGTGGTATGTTAGACCGTAGAACTAGAGGTCAAAAGATTTCTGATGGTTTGAAGAAATACTGGAGAAATAAAAAGAAAGCAATAAAAGGAAAGTTTAGATAAATGGCTAAAGACCCAAGACTCACAAGAGCAGGGGTCTCTGGGTTTAACAAGCCTAAGAGAACTCCAGGTCACGCTACTAAGTCTCACATTGTTGTGGCTAAGGTAGGAGACCAAATTAAAACCATCCGCTTTGGTTCTCAAGGAGTCAGCGGAAGCCCCAAGAAAGCTAATGAGAGCGACAAGTATGCCTCTCGTAGAAAAGCTTGGAAAGCTAGACATGCTGCTAATATTGCTAAAGGCAAAATGAGTGCTGCTTATTGGGCCAACAAAGCTAAGTGGTAAAGTATTATGGAAGTAAGTTTACATGAAGGACAGTCAGAGATTATTAATGACCTGTTCGTAGAAAATAACTGTAGGTATGCAGTAGTGAATGCTAGTCGTGGCTTTGGTAAATCATTTCTAGCGGCAACCGCAGCAGCCGTAGCAGTACAAGAATTAATAGAACTCCCTGATGATGTTCCAAACAAGAACGTAGCTATTATCGCCCCGACTTATGCTCAGGCTGTTGATATCTACTACCCACTACTAGCCTATCAATTAGGTATGGAAGACTTTGCTGAGAAGTCCTCTAGAGTAGCTGGTACCTTCTGGTTTCCTAACAATGTACAACTAAAGATATGGTCCTATGAGGCATCTGAGAGGATGCGTGGTAGTGGTCAATACTTTGTGGTATGTGACGAGGTATGCTCATGGAAAGGCGCTGGTACTACACTAAAGGAATCTTGGGAGTCTGTCATACAGCCCTGTATCACTACTCGGTGGTCAGAGCAAAATGCTAAGAAGTTTGGAGCTAATGCAGGTAAAGCACTAATTATCTCTACTCCAATGGGCTATAACTATTTTTATGAAATGTATAACCGTCAAGACAGTGACAAGCTTTGGAAGAGCTATCACTATACTTATCATGACTCTCCTTTCTTAGACGCAGAGGAGATTGACCGTGTTAAGCTGACCCTTGACCCTCTCAAGTTCGCTAGAGAGTATACAGCCTCCTTTGAAGACTCAGGCAATTCTGTGTTCTATACGTTTAACCGTAAAGAGCATGTTTCTAAAGAACTACCTGCTTTTGAGTCTGGTGAAGACATACACATAGCTATTGACTTTAATGTCGGTATTATGGCTAGTTGTTTGTTTGCATTAAGAGGAAATCAAATCCACATACTAGATGAAATGCAAGGTCATCCCGATACAGAAACCCTAGCTAAAGACTTAGCAAGGAAGTATCAAGGACATCGCTTAATTAGCTATCCTGACCCTAGTGGTAGAGCACGTAAGAGTTCTGCTGCTGTAGGCACTACTGACTTCACTATCCTACAATCTAATGGTATACAGACAAGAGCACATAACAAGGCTCCTCCCATTATTGATTCTGTAGCGGCTGTGAATAAGAAGTTTAAGAATGCTAATGGTGATATAGACATGTATATTCATCCTAGATGTGTCAATACTATTAAGTCCCTAGAACGCACTTCATGGGTGGAGAGCAATCCTGATACGGCTACTATATGTAAGAAGGAAGGTGTAGAACACTGGACCGATGGCTTACGGTATGCTGTAGAGTATTTGTTCCCCGTTAGAGGTGGTACTAAGGTCACAACAAGAGGCTTCGGCTTCTAGAAAGGCAAAAACAATGCTACTATCTTTTGTAGCGAGAAAGCTTGCTAAAAGAGCTGTTAGTAGCGCTTCTAAAAAACTTGTTAAGAAGGCGGTTACTAAGAAAGCCCTTTCTGCTGCTCAAAAACGCGCACTAGCTAAAGCTGTTAAAGCTTCTGCTATGGCTCGTAAGAAGCTAGCAGCACCAAAAATAGGAAAGATTAGGGCTTACCGAATAAAGAAAGTTCAAGCAAGAATAAAAGCAAACGATTTAAAACTTAAATCCTTAAAGAAAGGTACTAGAACAGTATACCGAGTACAAAACAAGAAGGGTGAAGGACCGTTAATGGGCGCTAATGTTAAGCATTATGCGCAGATGCCCCTTAGTATCCCTAGAGGGGTTAAAGTAGCACCTGTGAGTAATTTTAATCGCAGACGCGCTGCGCTACTCAAGAAACTAGCCCCTAAGGGTACTAAATTTGAAGAAATAAAGTTCTCTGGGAAAGATAAGTTTGCTTTTGATTCTATTAAACAGTCTCAGAAATACTTTTCTAAACAAGAACAAGCATACTTAAAGACTAAAGGTTTTAACTTAGTTTCTATACAAAATGCTAAAGTTATTGGCGCTACTAATACCCAAGTATCATATAGGATACCTAAAGGGCTTAGTTCTTCGGCTAAAGAAGCTACTGCGCTTGCTGATTACTATAAAAAATTAACCAAACAATGATAGAGTCCTCTGGATTCTCATAAAAGGAATACTACAATGGCACTTAAGAAAAAGAATAAATTACAACAAATAGCTGCAGCGGTTAAGCGCGACTTGGCAAGGGCAAAGCTTCGGCGTAACAAGCCTAAGCCTAAAGGTAATCGCTCTATTGCTCGTCCAACTACCACCACAGGAAGCGTCCCTAGGACTTCTCTGAAGCAACGTGCTCTTAATATTAAAGGTAAAGCAAAAGCAGTTGTTCGTAAAGCTAAAGGTAAAGCTCAAGCTGTTGTTGCTAAGGTAGACACTAAGGCAGAGCGTCAAGCCATCGTCAAGAAGGTTAAAGGAAAAGTCACTAAAGCTTACCGTAAGGTAGACACAAAGATGGAGCGTAAAGCTCTTTTGAGCAAAGCTAAGTCTGCTGTTTCTAAGAAGGCTAAGTCTGTTGGTAAGAAAGTTAAAGCACAAGCCAACTTCCGCTTGAATAAGCTGGGGCTTGGTGGTACTAAAAGCCGCGCTAAATTTAAGAAAGATGTTAAAGCCGCTGCTAAGGACTTTAAAGGTAGCGTTAAAAGCCGTGTTAAAAGCATAAGAGGCAAAGCAGACGACATTAAGAAGGCTGTTGGCAGTAACGTTCGTAAAGGTCTTAGTGAAGCAGTTCAAGGAAAGCAGACACCTAAGTCTGGTGCACCTAATAAGCCTACTACTCGTCTTGGTAAGCTTGTGCAAAAGGGCCGTGGCCTTAAGCGTAAAGCTGGCTCTATGTCAGCTGCACACCGTAAAGCGATTTCTGATGGCTTGAAAAAGTATTTCGGAAGCCGTAACAAGAAGTAATACTCTGGGGGAGTCCTTCGGGGCTTCCCTTTTTAATTAAACTATACTACAATAAACTTAATCTCACAATATACCCATCCGAGGATTGGTGAAGGAGGAACTATGGCAAGAACTAAAATTAATTCCAAAACAACAGACTTGATGTCTGATGATGGAGCGGTTCTCGTTTCCCTTATTCATGGTGAGCAGGTTCGTATGACAATCACACTAAGTTGGTTGACAAACTTATCTGGTTACACAATCACCGCAAAAGTAGTTGAAGCAGACTCTCGTAGTCTAGATGCAGCTATTGGGGAATTGCCGACTTCCACCTTAACAGGAGGTCAGGTAGTTTCACTCCCAATAATTGATTCTGACGCAACTGACAATGTATTTGAAATTGTCTTCCCAGAGGCTTTAATTGCTAACTTTACAACTAAACCACAACCACAATCACCTACTTATGGCTGGATTGGACTTGAGGTAGTTGATAGCGGTGCAGGAAACGCGAAACAAGTATTCAAACCCCTCAGGGGATTAGTAGAGGTGTTGTACAGCCCAAGCGAGGCAAGTTAACATGACTACTTACACAACAACAGTAGCCAACAATAATATTACTGTTACAGCAGCCCCTGTATCCTATGCCCTGTCTCTGTCAAGAACAGGGGGGCAAGGCTCTAAAGGCGACTCTGTACAAAGTATGGCAGTGGCCTCTGACGGTACTATCACCGCTACTATAGTGACAGCAGCAGGTGCAACCTCAACTTCAAACGTAGGCAGCATCTTTGGCTCAGCTGGTGGATTTAATCTCGCTAGTTTAAGCGACACTAACATTTCTTCTGTTTCCACAGGAGAAGTCTTGAAATGGGATGGCTCGGATTTTGTTAATAATACTCTTGTTGAAGCCGACATTCAATCTGCTTCTACAACTGTAGCAACAATTCAAGCTCAAAACTTAGATATGGGTACAAACAAGATTTTGTACTCTAACATGTATGCGAACGCAGCAGCCTTACCTTCGGCAGCTAGCTATCACGGTATGTTTGCACATACCCATGATGTTGGTAAAGGTGTATTTGCTCATGGTGGTTCATGGCACACCATTTTGGACGAGACTTCGTCTACTACTAGTAATCTTACAGAAGGCTCTAACCTGTACTATACCGATGCTCGTGCTAAAGCGGCTATCACGGTAACAGATGCAGGGGGTGATGGTTCTTTATCTATCGCTTCTGGTGTTATTACTTACACTGGCCCAAGTGCTGCTGAAACTCAGGCTCACATTACAGGTGGTACTGGTGTTACTGTAACTAGTGGTGCTGTGGCTATAGGCCAAGACGTTGCAACCACTGCAACCCCTACTTTTGGAAACATTACAACTACAGGTGAACTTCGTGGTCCATCAACTTTTACTATTGACCCTGCAACTGTAGGAGATAATACTGGTACAGTTGTTATTGCTGGTAACTTGACTGTTAATGGTTCTACCACTACTGTAAACTCTAATGAAGTTAACATTGGTGATGCTATTATTTTGTTAAACTCAGATGAAACAGGAACACCTTCAGCTAATGCGGGTATTTCTATAGAAAGAGGAACAGCTTCTAATAAGTCTTTCGTATGGAATGAAACAAGTGACGCTTGGGATTTGTCTAACGAGACCTTGCAGAATGTTATTATAGATGGCGGTAGCTACTAAGCCCGTACAATCATAAAAACATCGTAAAAAATACTTCGCGATTATGACTAAGGGGGTCTCCCTATAGGGGGATTCCCTGACCTCTCTCTTTATTATTGTTATTAATAATAATCATAACTAGGTATACTTCTATAAGTAGTGACCTTCCTATACACATGGAGAATAGCCCAATGGCAACCAAGATTATTCACAAGAAGTCTTCAACTGCTAGTAGTGTTCCTGCTGCTGGTGTTTTGGAGCCAGGAGAGTTAGCTATTAACCTCGCTGATGCTAAACTATATACTGAAACCACGGGTGGTGCTGTTATTGAAATAGCTGCAGACCCGACTGGTGCTGAAATTAAAGCGGCTTATCAAGCTGAAGCTAACGCCTTTACAGATGCCCTATTTACTAAACTCGCTGGTATTGAGACTGCAGCAACCGCAGACCAAACAGGTGCTCAAATAAAAGCCCTCTATGAAGCCGAAGCTAACGCCTTTACTGACACACTGAAAAGCAAATTAGATGCTATAGAGGCGTCTGCTACTGCGGACCAAACTGGTTCTGAAATTAAAGCTCTTTATGAGGCAGAAACTAATGCCTTTACTGACGCTCTATTTACCAAGTTAAATGCCATAGAAGCTTCAGCAGATGTTACGGACACTACTAACGTAGTTGCAGCTTTAACTGCTGGCAGTAATATAGCAATAGCATCTGATGGCACAATTTCTGCAACTGATACAAATACTACCTACTCTGTAGGTGACGGTGGTCTTACTACTAATGACTTTACTAATGCAGACCATACTAAGTTAAATGCAATAGAAGCCTCTGCTACTGCGGACCAAACTGGTGCTGAAATTAAGGCTTTGTATGAAGCCGAGACTAATGCCTTTACTGACGCTCAATTCACCAAGCTAGCGGGAATTGAAACCTCTGCTACAGCTGACCAAAGTAAGTCCGACATAGAAGGTCTTGGAATTGAACTTCCAGCGGCTAACTTAACAGGCACTATTGCTGCTGCAAGGCTTGATACAGCCACAACACAATCTGCTGCAAACAACTCAACTAAGATTGCTACAACTGCATATGTTGAAACTGCTGTAGCTGCGGTGGTTGATACTGCTCCTGAAGCATTAAACACTCTTAACGAGCTTGCCGCTGCACTGGGCGACGATGCTAGCTTTGCAACTACTACTGCTACATCTTTAGGTGAGAAACTTCCTAAAGCTGGCGGTCAAATGACAGGTAACATTACCATGGCTGGTACTGAAACTGTAGACGGGCGTGACTTGTCCGTAGATGGTGCAAAGCTAGATGGAATTGAAGCCTCTGCTGATGTAACTGATACTACTAATGTTGTAGCGGCTTTAACTGCTGGGACTAACGTATCTATCGCATCTGATGGTACAATTTCCGCAACTGATACAAATACTACTTATTCAATTCAAGATGGTGAACTTTCTCAAAATAACTTTACTAATGCGGACCACACAAAACTTAATGGCATTGAAGCTAGTGCAACCGCTGACCAGACTGACGCTGAAATCAGAGCCGCTGTAGAAGCCGCAACTGATTCTAATGTTTTCACAGATGCAGACCATACAAAACTCAATGGTATTGCTGCCAGTGCTAACGCTTACGTTCACCCTAATCATAGTGGTGAAGTTACTAGTGCTGCCGATGGTGCTACCGTTATTGCTGATAATGTAGTAGACGAAGCTAACCTTAAGGTTTCTAATAGTCCTACTAATGGCTATTTCCTTTCTGCTCAGAGTGGAAACACAGGTGGTCTTACTTGGGCCGAAGTTAGTGCTTCAGATAATACCAAGCTACCTTTAACTGGTGGTACTTTAACTGGTGACCTTACTATCGCAGACACTACTGCGGACTCTGCAGCAGGTCCAGAATTATCTTTAACTCGTAATAGTAGTTCTCCTGCTGATGGTGACTATTTAGGTCAACTCCGCTTTGATGGTAAAAGCGACACAGGTACTAGCCGACTCTATGCTAAAATGACTGGTAAAACCTCTGATGTTTCTAATGGCTCTGAAGATGGCCTAATTGAAACAGCAGTAATGAAAGCTGGAACTCAGACTATTGTTGCTAGACAGACACACAGTGCTCTCAAGCTTATAAACGGCACAGGTCTTGAAGTTGCTGGTAACATTACAGTTACAGGTACAGTTGATGGGCGTGATGTGGCGGCTGACGGTACTAAACTAGATGGGGTTGAGGCTTCTGCCACTGCAGACCAGACAGACGCCGAAATCAGGGCTGCCGTTGAAGCTGCTAGTGACAGCAATGTCTTTACTGATGCTGACCACACAAAGCTTAACGCTATTGAAGCCTCCGCAGACGTAACAGATGCAACTAACGTGACTGCAGCTGGCGCACTTATGGACAGTGAAGTTACTAACCTAGCACAAGTAAAATCTTTTGATTCTAGTGATTATGCAACTGCTGCTCAAGGGACACTTGCTACTAATGCAATGCCTAAAGGTGGTGGTACATTTACAGGTGCTGTGACAGTCGGGGCAGACACTTCAGGGCATGATGTTAAGTTTTTTGGAGATACATCCGGAGAGTATGTGCAATGGGTTGCAAGCCAAGATACTTTATATTTTCCTGATAACTCTCGTCTGGTGTTTGGTGGCAATACAAATGTTGGCGACCTAAGACTGTACTCTAATTCAACAAATGCTTACGTTGAATCTGTACAAGCTAATGACCTAATTATCAAAAATCAACAAAATGATAAAGATGTTATAATTCAGACAGATAACTCTTCTGGTGGCAATGCTAATTACTTTAGAGCAGATGGCAGCACAGGCGAAAGCATCCTGTATCATTATGGCTCTGAGAAATTTGCAACAAAAAGCACAGGTGTAGATGTAACGGGTGACATAGTTGTCTCAGGCAATGTTGATGGTCGTGATGTGGCTACAGATGGTACAAAGCTAGACGGTATTGCAACTTCAGCTAACAATTATACACACCCTAACCATAGTGGTGACGTAACGTCTTCAGCAGATGGCGCGACAACTATTGCAGCTAATGTTGTTAACGAAGACAAATTAATGGTACATAACACCCCTACTAATGGGTATGTGCTGACTGCTAATAGCGGCCTTAATGGTGGCATGAGTTGGGCTGCAGTGCCTTCCAGCGGTATTGCTAATGTTGTTGAAGATACTTCCCCTCAGATGGGCGGTACTCTAGACATGAACGGCAATGCTATTGATATGGGTGACTGGACTATTACAGAGGCTTCCAATGCACTGTACTTTGCGTATCAAGGTACTAACAAGATGAAGCTCCTAAATAACGGTGATGTAATCTTTACAGGTAACGTAACAGCTTACGGTACTATAACTTAACGCTAATAGTTCAGAAAGGAACGAAGATGGCAATTAAAGTAATTGGAACCGAGGTCATTAGTGACGCT